AGTCCATTTAGATCAAAAGATTTTACCGCGTACTGGGATGATCAAAAAAATAAATGCCGTAATGGAGTTATATATAAAGATGGAGATAAAACATGGTATATAACAAGAGACTATTATATGTGGTTAAATTTTTTACCCATATTTGATAAAGAAGAAAAAAAATATGGATTTGCTAAAGTAAGGGATGCACAATATCACATGGCACTTTATGAATGGTTAGCTGAATTAAATAATCAGCATTCTGCTATACTTAAAAAAAGACAGATAGCCTCTTCTTACTTTCACATGGGTAAACTCATTAATACTTATTGGTTTGAAGAAGGTGCTACATTAAAAATAGGCGCATCTTTAAAAGATTTTATAAATGATAAAGGATCATGGAAGTTTTTAGAAGAATATAAAATATTTTTAAATGAGCACACTGCTTGGTACAGACCTAGCAATCCTGAGAAAGTTTTACTTTGGCAACAACAGATAGAAGTAAAAATTGGAAATAGAAAAACTGCAAGAGGTTTAAAATCTAAAATACAAGGTGGTTCATTTGAAAAAAATGCAACTACTGGAGTAGGTGGACCATGTACATATTTTTTTCATGAAGAAGCAGGTATTGCACCTAAGATGTCTGAGACCTACGAGTACCTACGTCCTGCTATGTCATCAGGTATGATGACTACAGGAATGTTTATAGCTGCAGGTTCGGTTGGTGATTTAGATCAATGTAAGCCATTAAAGGAAATGATTATGAATCCTGATGCAAATGATATATTTTCTGTTGAAACAAATCTAATAGATGCTGACGGAACAATAGGTAAAGCAGGTTTATTTATACCTGAGCAATGGTCTATGCCACCATACATAGATGCTTTTGGTAATTCAGAAATTAAAGAAGCAATTAAAGCAATTCATACTGAAAGAGAACGTTGGAAAAATGAATTAAATGGAGAACAATTTCAATTAAGAATATCACAGAAACCTTTAAACATTGCTGAAGCATTTGCATATAGAAAAGCTTCTGTATTTCCTCAAGGTGTATTGAGTAAACAACTTAAAAAAGTAGAGGAGAAAGAATACCCTTATGAGCTGATTGAATTAGACAGAGAACAAGAAGGTATAATTGCTAAGCGTACAAATAAATTACCTATAACTAGATTTCCTGTAGATAAAAAACAAACGGATAAAACTGGTACAATAGTAGTATGGGAAAGACCAGCAAGTAAAAAACCTGATTTCGGTGCATACTACGCTTCTATTGATCCAGTATCAGAAGGTAAAACAACTACATCAGATTCATTATGTAGTATATTTATATATAAAAATGCAGTAGAAGTAACAAGAACAACCAAATCAGGGGATACTGAACAATTTATAGAAAAAGATAAGATAGTAGCAGCATGGTGTGGGAGGTTTGATGACATTAATAAAACTCATGAACGATTAGAGTTATTAATAGAATGGTATAATGCATGGACATTAGTAGAGAATAATATATCTTTATTTATTCAGCATATGATTGCTAGAAAAAAACAGAGATATTTAGTTCCTAAACAACAAATATTATTTTTAAAAGATCTTGGTTCAAATAGAACTGTTTACCAAGAATACGGATGGAAGAATACAGGTACATTATTTAAAAGTCATTTAATATCTTATGCAATAGAATTTATAAGAGAAGTAATTGATGAAGATTTAGATGATGAAGGAAATGTAATGAGTCATACACTAGGAGTAGAAAGAATTCCTGATCCTATGTTATTAAAAGAAATGTTAGCATACTATCCTGGACTAAACGTGGATAGACTAGTTGCATTTGGAGCATTAATTGCTTTTGTAAAAATACAACAATCTAACAGAGGATACTCTAAAAGGCGTGAATCAGAGACTAATTCTTTGGTAAATCCAGAAAATTTGTATAAATTAAAGTATAGTCCGTTCAAAAATATTGGACGTGGGAAAGGCAGTTCTAGTAGAAACAGTAGAAGATCTGGTTTTAAGAATTTTAAATAAACATAAAAGGAATGAGAGTATTAAATGCAATGCAATTAAAGAATGGTGCTAAAGCTGAAAGTGGACCAACATTTTCTAGCCTAACCCAACCAACACAATTCTTATCTTATTCTAAAAAAACAGATGATTGGGCAGCTTGGAATTTAGATTGGCTTGAACTACAAGGAATAGAATTTTTACGTGTTAATGCTAGAAGATTATTAAAAAATTATAAACTTGCAAAAGGAATTATAGATAAGACTGATTACATTGTTGAACCTGACAATGACTATAAAGAAATGATGGATGTTTTAACTAAAGAAAATGATTCTGCGTTAGAGTTAAAATTTTATCCAATTGTGCCTAATGTAATAAATGTACTTACAGGAGAATTTGCAAAAAGATATTCTAAAGTACAATTTAGAGCTGTAGATGATACATCCTATAATGAGATGTTAGAAGCTAAAAGAATGCAAGTAGAAGAAGCTTTACTTGCAGATGCAGAAAAAAATCTTACAATGAGGATGATTGAAATGGGTATGGACCCAGCATCTGAAGAAGCTAAAAAACAACTTGCTCCAGAGAATTTAAGATCATTACCTGAGATAGAAGATTTTTTTAGTAAGTCATATAGAAGTATGGTTGAAGAATGGGCTACTCATCAATTGAATGTAGATGAAGAAAGATTTCATATGCAAGAACTTGAAGAACGAGGGTTTAGAGATATGTTAATTGCAGATAGAGAATTTTGGCATTTTAGAATGTTGGAAGATGACTATGATGTTGAACTTTGGAATCCTGTATTAACTTTTTATCAAAAATCACCAGATCAAAGATATATTGCTGATTCTAACTATGCAGGTAAAATAGATTTAATGACTGTTGCTGATGTAGTTGATAAATATGGATATTTAATGGATGAGAAACAACTTACTTCATTACAAAAAATATATCCTGCAAGATCTGCACAATATCAAGTTAATGGATATCAAAATGATGGATCATATTATGATGCTACAAGATCACATGAGTGGAATACACAAATGCCAGGATTAGCATATAGACAATATACAAGTAACTACTGGAATGATCCTGCTTCTGGTGGGGATATCATTAGTGAGATATTAGATCAGAGTGAAGACACTGGTCCATTAGAAGAAGGTAACTTAATGAGAATATCAACTATATATTGGAAAACGCAACGTAAGTTAGGTCATCTTACTAAAATGGAAATGGATGGTGAAGTTATTCAAGAAGTAGTTGATGAAACATTTAGAGTAACTGAAAAAGGAGTTTATGATACATCAATATTTAGAAATAGAACTAAAGAAAATTTAGTACAAGGAGAACACATTGATTGGATATGGATTAATGAAGTATGGGGTGGTGTTAAGATAGGACCAAATTTACCAGCAATGTGGAGATCTACAATGGGAGATAACATAAACCCAATATATGTAGGAATAAATAGAACTAAACCTGGAAGATTACCTTTTCAATTTAAAGGAAATAATACACTCTATGGATGTAAACTTCCTGTAGAAGGAAGAGTCTTTTCTGATAGAAATACTAGATCAACTTCATTAGTAGATTTAATGAAAGCATATCAAGTAGGTTATAATATGGTTAATAATCAAATAGCAGATATCTTAATAGATGAACTTGGTACAGTAATTATGTTTGATCAAAATGCTTTACCACGTCACTCAATGGGAGAAGATTGGGGTAAAAACAATTATGCAAAAGCATTTGTAGCAATGAAAGATTTTCAAATGCTACCTCTTGATACATCTATTACCAATACTGAGAATGCTACTAACTTTAATCACTACCAAACTCTAAACATGGAGCAAACTAGTAGATTAATGTCTAGAATACAATTAGCTAATTATTTTAAAGAACAATGCTTTGATGCTATTGGTGTTAACCCACAACGTCTAGGAGGCGCTGTATCAGCTCAAACTGCTACAGGGGTAGTACAAGCCATGCAACAGTCATACGCTCAAACAGAGATGTATTTTGTACAGCATTCTGATCAATTAATGCCAAGAGTACATCAGATGAGAACTGACTTAGCTCAGTATTACCAAAGTAATAATCCAAGTATAAGATTATCATATATATCTACTGAAGCTGAAAAAGTTAATTTTACAATTAATGGTACAGATTTATTACTTCGTGACTTTAATATTTTTGCTACAACAAAAACTAATCATAGATCTATTTTAGAGAATTTAAAACAAATGGCTCTTACGAATAATACAACAGGAGCTAGTATATATGAATTAGGTAATATTGTAAAAGCTGATTCAATTGCAGAAGTATCAGATATACTTAAAGATTCTGAAACAAGAATACAAGAGCAACGTCAACAAGAAATGCAACAACAACAACAAATGCAAGAACAAGCTATACAAGCTAAAGCTCAAGAGGAGCAAATGAAATTGCAAGTTGAAATGCAAGAAAATGATAAAGAAAGACAAAACAAAATTACTTTAGCTGAAATAAGATCAGCTGGATTTGGTTCTACAGTAGATATAAATCAAAACCAAGAGTCTGATTATAAGGATGCTATGAAAGAAATAAAAGAAACTACACAGTATAGAGAACAGATGAATTTCAAGCGTGAAGAAGTAGCTTCCAAGCAAAATATGGAAAGCAGTAGGCTTGACGTAGAAAGAGAGAAGTTAAATGTCCAAAAAGATATAGCAAACACTAAACTTGAAATTGCAAGAGAAAACAAAAACAAGTATGATGTTAAGAAGCCTGAAGATAAAAAATAGGCGTTAGCTATATACTGCTAAAAACTTTTAAATTTTTCAAATATTATAAGTTTAATTAATAAAACATTTATTATATTATACATATAGAAAGTATTAATTATTAAAACCAACATAATTATGAGTACAAACGTAGATACTATGAATAGTAAAGTAGAAACTTTAGATATTAATTTAGATGAAATTTTTGATGGTGCACCAGGAGGTGCCGCTATAACTTTACCAGAGGAGAATAATTCAACTCCTGCACAAAAAAACATCTTTTCAAGAAAAACTAAATCAGATTTTTCTTTTGCAGATCCTGACAAAGATAACAAGGATGATTTAAATGCAAAAGTAGATGATGTAACTAAAGATCCTGAAGATAAGGATAAAGAAGTTGTTGAAGATAAGAATGAAGAAGAACAATCAACTAAAAAAGAGAATGTTGAAGCAGGGGAAAGTATACTTGATACATTAGATGATGAAACGGAAGAAGATGAAATTAAAGCTAAAAGAGGTAGAAAACCTATTAATGGAATAGCTGATGTATTTTCTAAGTTAATTAGTGATGATAAGATTGTTCCTTTTGATGATGATAAAGATTTATCAGAATATTCTGCTAAAGATTGGGAAGAATTAATTCAAGCCAATTTAGATGAGAAAGCTAATCAAGTAAGAAGAGAAACTCCTAAACAATTTTTTGAGAGTTTACCTAAAGAACTTCAAGTAGCCGCAAGATATGTTGCTGATGGAGGAAAAGATTTAAAAGGTTTATTTAATACTTTAGGTAGTGTTGAAGAACATAGAGCTTTAAATGTAGAAGTTGAGAAGGATCAAGAAAGAATTATATCTGAGTACTTAGGTGCAACAGGTTATGGTACTCAAGAAGAGATCCAAGAAGAAATAGAAATTTGGAAAGACTTAGGTAAATTGCAACAGCAAGCTTCAAAGTTTAAACCAAAATTAGATAAGATGCAAGAAAAAGTTGTTGCTCAAAAACTTGAACAACAAGATTTGAAAAGAAAGCAACAAGAACATGCATCACAAGAATATATGAAAAATGTGTATAACACATTAAAAGATGGCAAAATAAATGAGATTAAAGTTGATAAAAAAACACAAGCTATGTTATATAATGGCTTAGTATCTCCAAGCTACCCATCTGTAAGTGGTAAGAATACTAATTTATTAGGACACTTATTAGAAAAGTATCAGTTTGTTGAACCTAACTATAGTTTAATTTCTGAAGCCTTATGGTTGTTACAAGATCCAGAAGGGTACAAAAGTAAAATTATGCAGAAGGGCGCACAAAAAAGCGTTGAAGCAACAGTAAGAAAATTAAAAACTGAGCAGTCTAATGCTGGAGGATCTACTTCTTTAGGAGTAAAAGATGAAGAACCAAGCAGTAATAGAACAACAGGAAGAAAAAAATTACAAAGAACAAATAACATTTTTAAAAGAATGTAAAAAGAAATTTAATTAGAAAATTAAATAGAGTGAAAACAATTATTAACAATTAAAAACAATCAAAAATTATGGCAACTCCAGTTTTAAATAATGGGATTTTCCTACGTGATACAAGCTACAATGCTAGTTCTCATGTTGATTCTTATCACCTAACCCAAATGCTTGGTAACGCTGAGCCTATGGATATGGGACCAATTGATTTATGGGCAATGACCCAAAAGGTAGAAATGCCTTTATATCAAATGGCATCATTCGGTGGAAAGAATACAATCATGGTGGATAACGCAAGAGGTGAGTACAAGTGGCAAACTCCTATTGCACAAGATCTTCCTTACATAGTAGCAGACATTGAGCCTGCAAACAATGCTAAGGGTATTGACGGAACAACATTCCAGATCAAGATCAACAAAAGAACTTTTGGACACGGTGACATTATTACTTATGATAAGTATAATGGACTTGAACTTTACATTACAGCAGATGATATTATCCCTGCAGGTGACGGTTTTGTTTACACAGTTCAATTAGTTAACAACAACAATGCAGCAGTACTTGATGCTAAATATCTTGCTAAAGGAACAAAGTTCTTTAGAAAAGGTTCAGCAAGGGGAGAGTACGGCGAAAGATTCTCTGACATTGAAACAGGTTCTGGTTTCCGTGAATTCTACAATTTTGTAGGAGGAGCAGAAGCACATGTACACTATTCAATTTCTTCTAGAGCAGATTTGATGATCAAAGGTGGATTAAACGCTGATGGTACAGTACCTGTAACAGAAATTTGGAGAAACTTTGACACAAACCCAAACAATCCATCAGTACCTAGTATTGAAGGGTTAGTTGCAAACATGGGTAAAGCTGGTGCTAGAGAAGCATTTGAGAATGGAACTCTTACAAGAACTTTCATTACAAATATGGAAGCAGCACACTTATCTAAAATTGCAACAGATATTGAAACTTACCTAATGTGGGGTAAAGGTGGTAGAATTAAACAAGATGGACCAGATGATATTAGATTATCTGTAGGTTTATGGTCTCAGTTAGATAACTCTTTCAAAAGAGTTTATAACAAGTCATCATTTACTCTTGACATGTTTAAGTCTGAACTTTATAACTTCTATCAAGGTAAAGTTGAATTCAAAGGGCCAGACCCACAAAGATCACTTGTTGTACAAACAGGTATTGGAGGAATGCAATTAATCAACAAAGCAATTGCTGATGAAGTGTATGGTTCAGGTCTAGTACAAAATGCTTCTGAGATTGGAGCTGTCACAGGTTCAGGAATGGATCTTGATTATGGTTTTGCTTATACTAGCTTTACTATTCCTTTCTTAGCTAATGTTAAGTTTGTACTGAATCCAGCATTTGATAACTTAAATACAAATGATATTGAGAATCCATTAATTGATGGAAGACCTCTAAGTTCATTTAGCTTTATTATCTTTGATGTAACAGATGAAGGAAATGACAACATTCACTTGTTGAAACTTTCTTGGGATAATCAACTTAAGTGGTTCTACCAAAATGGTACTATGGACTACATGGGAAGAACTCAAGGTTTTGCTTCTACTGGACAATTCAATGGATATAGAGTTTATATGACTCAGACTATGCCAGCTATTTGGGTTAAGGATCCAACCAAAGTTCTTAAAATTGTAATGAGAAACCCTGTTACAGGAGGATCATTCTAAGAACAATAACTAAAGGGGAGGGGATAATACCTCCTCCCTTTTTATTTTAACTTTTAAAAATAGAAATTATGGCATTAGATATAAAGCTAGCTAACAAGACTACTGAATTTACAAATTCAAGTGTTTCTAAAATAATTGCTTCAAAAGCAGTAGGTAATGGTATTTTAACTAGGAATCATGTAAATGAGGCTGCAGCAAAAGCAGCAGGTTTAAGTAAAGGTGATATATATCATACAGCCGGAGCTTTAAAAGTAGTTGTAGCTTAAGTTCAAACAACTATAGCAGGTGTAAAAACTTGCTTTAGAAACTTAATAATAGATTGTACATAATTATGTACGTTTGACAAGTAAACAATTATTAATTTTAAAAACCAAATGTTATGAGTGATTACACTATTGTAGAAAAATACCAACAAACTAAAAAGCAAAGTAGTGTTGCTATTAGACCTTACTTCAATCCCAATAAAGAAAATATGGGATTAGAAACTTATGGATTAGCAATGCACGATGGAGTTTTCCATGAAGAATCTTTAGCTTGCTTAGAAATGAATGGGGTAAAAAGATATGTTACAGGACTAAATGAATTTGCTCCAGAAGTAAAGATGTTACCTCCTAAAGAAAAGAAAGAAAAAATTATTGAAATTAGAACTGTTGTTGCTGAATTAGAAGCAGAGTTAGCAGCTAATGTAGTAGATCCAAAAGATAAAGATTTTTGGAATAACTTAACTATAATGAAGCCTGACAATTCTAAGTTCTGGGATAAAATATCTATAAGATGTGGTAACGATCCTGTATTTTTAGATCCAGAAGTTGATCCTTATGATAAAATTAAATTATATGCAGTTAATGCAGGTGGTTTTTCTATAGTTGCTAAATCACTTAGATCTGCAAAGGCTATGCCTAATGCACCTAAATTTTATTTAGATAGTTTAGAAGAAACATTGAGCACAAGAACAGAGTTAAGTAAATTAAAAAATAAAGCTGTTGTTGAACTTGAAAAATTATTTGATTCAAATACAAGTAAATTAATGTATGTAGCTAAAGTAGTGGATGTAAATAGTAGTCAATATGTTAAAAGTACTCCTACTGATATTCTTTATGAAAATATGAATGATTACCTAGAAGGTAATGGTGCTGAGTCAAATCAGAAAAGAGCAGCACAAAACTTTGTTGACGCAGCAAGGTTATCTATGGAAGAAGTAAAACTAAGAGCATTAATTAAAGATGCTTTATTTTATAGATTTTTAACAACAAAAGCTGGAGGATGGATAGAGCCTATTGACAGTGGTCATAGACTTGGAAAGATTCCATCTGAATGTTTAGAATTTTTAATGAAACCAGCAAATGATGAAATTTTAGATTCATTACTATCTAAAGTAGAACCATACTGGAACTCATAATAATATCAAATGGAAAAT